TATACATGGAAATATATGTACACAATCAGTTTAGGATTAGCAAATAAATTCTTGACTGCATCACATATGCCTGTTCAGACACTAACAGCAAGTGATGGTAGTGCAGAACAAACTAATCAACTTTCAGTTCAGAATGCATCAGTGAATGGTGCAATACATGTTATAGAAACAAATGATGTAGGTTCAGGTTATGGTATGTTGAACAGTACTGCGGTTATAGGTGCTACATCAACCACAGTTCAGTTAGCACAAGGTAATCCTTCTTCAGTAGATAATCATTATAATGGTGACTCAGTTTATATTCAGTCAGGTACTGGGTTAGGACAACTGAGAAGAATTGTAAACTATGATGGTTCATCAAGAACACTTACAACAAACACAGGATTCTCAACAACACCAGACACGACATCTACAATTCTCATCTCACCAACAGTAAACATTGTAGGTGATGGAGTAGGAGCTTTAGCTTACTCATTAGTAAATACAAATGGTAATATTTCAAACGTAAATGTTATTGCAGTGGGTTCTAAATACACTCATGCAAAAGCATATATTTCATCAAACACAGTTCAAGGAACAGGTGCTACTGCAAATGTTATAATATCACCTATAGGCGGACATGGTAAAAATGCAATCAAAGAACTAGGTGGTAATAAAGTTTGTTTGAACGCACAGTTTAAAGGTAGTCAAGGCGTATCAGCAACAGGTGCAGGTTTCATTCCCGCAAATACAGAGTTTAGAACAATAAGTATTCTAAAAGATCCTATCGTTAAAGTTAACTCTAATAATGCAATTATAACAGAAGCAATAGCAAATACATCTAATAGTGCAGATACATTAAGATTAACAACAAGATTAAATATCTCTTATCAACAAGTCATAAATAATGTACCACAGAATCAATTTCAAGTTGATGATGAGATAACAAATGAAAGAATGAGATTGAATGCTGAGAATGGTACGATTGGATTTATTACTGAACTGAATGCGGCCGCAAGACAAAATGCTTCAGTAGCACAAGCATCAAACGGAGCAAATGCAACAATAGTTTTTATTAAAGATGATGAGTTATTAAGTGATACATCATTCTTTAATATCTATCTAAATAATGTAGATAGTTATGGTAATCATGTTGCATTCACTAAGAATGATGTTTTATTAAAAAGAGGAAATTCTACAAAAGTTGCAACTATATCGACAATATCTGGCCCAGAAGCGAACACATATTCTGGTGAGTTTATACATGTAGAGAATTTTCAGAAAGTAGATAGAGCAGTAGATCAAACAGAAGACATTAAAGTTATACTAGATTTTTAAAGGTAAAGTAGATGACACTTGAAACAAATTTAAACCAAAGTCCTTATTTTGATGATTTTGATGAAACAAAAAACTATAATAAAGTTTTATTTCGTCCCGGCTTTGCTGTACAAGCTAGAGAATTAACTCAGCTACAGACAATACTACAAAATCAAATAGAGAGATTTGGTAATGAGATATTAGTAGATGGTACAATTGTTACAGGTGCCGCTTTAAAAATAGAAGATATAGACTTTGTAAAACTTAGAGATAAAGATGCTAACAATAGAGTTATACTACTAACAGATTTTTTCTCTGGTGGTATTGTAGGAAACACAACAGTTACTGGTACTACATCAGGCATGACTGCACAGCTAATAGATGTCGCTGATGGATCTGAAGGTGCATCACCTGATAACATGACACTCTTTGTTAAGTACACAAACTCAGGTACAAACAACATAACAAAATCTTTTGCTGACAACGAAGTTCTTACAATAAGAAATAGAATTGGTAATGCATTTGTAGTTGCCGCTAATACAATTACTTCTAGCTCTACTGGACTAGGTACAAGAGCATCAGTATCAGATGGTATTATTTTTCATAAAGGACATTTCGTTAGAGTTGGCTCTCAAAGTCATATCGTAGATAAGTATAGTACATCGCCATCTAAAAAAGTTGGCTTTCAAACTGTTGAGACATTAGTTAACTCAAACATAGATAGTAGTCTTACAGACAACGCATCAGGATCGACAAACTTTGCCGCTCCCGGTGCTGATAGATTAAAAATGTTACCTACTCTCGCATCAAGAGTTACAGGTGCCGCCAACACTGCTACATTCTTTACAATTGCTGAATTGAAAGATGGTATACTCATCAGAAACAATAAAGAAACAGTGTACTCAGACATTGGTAAACATATTGCTATGAAGTTTCATGAGACACTAGGTAACTATGCTACAGAACCATTTACAATTCGTGTTCGTGAACATCTAAAATCTAGTGAGAACTTAGGTAGATATAACACAGACGAAGGTGGTGATGCAAACAAACTTATTGCAGAAGTTGACAAAGGTATTGGTTACGTGAATGGACAAAAAGTACATCTCATAAATCCAACACCTTTAGAAGTAGACAAAGCAACAGACTTTACAACAAGAGATGCAAGAGTATTAACACAAACTTTTGGTAATTATATAATTGTAAATAATGTTGTAGGTACTTGGGACTTTCAAGGGCTTAGAGAAGTTGCGTTGCGTGATGCGGCCGCTACAGCTATAGCTAGTAGAACTTTTGGTACTACAACTGCGCCAGGAAATGCAATAGGTTCTGCTAAAGTAAGAGGATTTGCATATCATTCAGGAACAGCTGGAACTGCATCTGGACAATTTAAACTGTACTTGTTTGACATAAGAATGAATACAGATAAAAATTTTGCAGATGTACGTTCAATATTTGAGGCAAACTCGGATCATAATTCACTTGCAGATATAGTTCTTACTAATGGTAATGCAGTTATACAAGAGCCTAGCAATAACTTATTAGTTTTACCATTCTCAGCTTTAGGCACAAAAACATTAAAAGACTCTTCTAACAATGTTGATACACAGTTTGTTTTTAGAACAGAAAAGACTGTAACTTTTGATGGAAATGCTCAAGCAACAGTTGCGGCTAACTCAGCCCACGCTGGTGGTGTCGAAACATTAAATGAAACTGGTAGTCCTTTATCAGCCGATAATGAAAGAAAAGTTATTGTCGTATTAAAAACTCCTGAAGTAAAAACTGCTCCAAGAAAAGGACATATTACATCTTTCAACGGATCAGGTAAAACAATAACAGGAGCTGGTTTTTCAACTGGAAATAAGTTTAGTGATTATTATCAAGTTGGTGATGTCATAAGATTAACAGATTCTACAGCTCCTTTTTCTGGCAGTTCAACAACAGAAGATCATGTTATTGCATCAATTGCGACAAATGGAGAATCAATGACAACCGTTGATAATATCAGTGGATCAAGAAGTGGATTAGGAACTAGTGATGCTGTATCACATAGACAAGTATTTCCTAAAGGTTACATATTCGATACTTCTGCAAATGGTACAATATCTTCTGACGCCACAGCACATACAATAAGTCTACAACAATCAAATACTACACCAACTTCTTTTGATTGTTCTGTATATTTTAATGTCTTACGCTCAAATGCTATACAAACCGCAAAGACAATTAAGAAGAGTAGATTCGTAAATCTTGATACTGCAACACATTCATCTGGCGCAACTGGGCCTTGGAGTTTAGGTGTTGCAGATGTATTTAAACTAGAAGCAGTCTATCTTGGTAGTGCGACATCAGTAACTACAAGTGATCAAGATGTAACAAGCCATTTTGATCTTGACAATGGACAAAAAGATGATATGTATGACGTTGCAAAACTTGTTAAGAAGTCTACAAGTCAACTTGCTTTGACTAATAAAAGAATACTTATCAAGTTTTCATTTTTTGAAAGAAACACATCACAAGGAATAGGTTTCTTATCTGTAGATTCTTATCCAGTAAATGATTCCATTGAGAGTGCAACAACTATTAAGACATTTGAAATACCTAAGTATACATCACCTACAACAGGTAAATCATATGAACTACGTGACTCTATAGATTTTCGTCCAATAAAAGCAAATACATGTGATCCTACAACAACAGGTACGATTGCAGGTTCACCAACAAATCCAGGAGCAGAGAAAGCTTCACCAAATACATTTGTAGTAGATGCATCTGGCGCACATATGGTTGCACCTGATGAAAACTTTCAAGCAGATGTACAGCAATATCTACCAAGAAAAGATAGAATTGTAATTACAGAAGAAGGTAAACTAGAAGCAATTAAAGGTATACCAGCCGCAACACCAAAAGTGCCTGAAGAAAAAGCAAACGCTATGACTCTAGGTGTTTTAAATATACCAGTATATCCATCTCTATCTTCAAAAGTAGCAAGAGATAATGATAAAGGTGCATATGGTGTAAAGCTTACTTTGGAAAATAATAGACGATACACAATGAAAGACTTGAGAGGCATTGATGAAAGATTGAAGAATGCCGAATACTATTCTTCTCTTAATGCTCTTGAAGCAAGTATAAAGAATAAGCAACTGTTTAATAGTTCTGGTTTTGATAGATTTAAGAATGGATTCTTTGTAGAGAACTTTGATGGCCATAATCTATCAGACTCAGGAAAGAAAGGTTATAGAGCATCAATTGATAGAAATAAAAATCAGCTACGTCCTTACTTCAAGAGAAGAGATATTCTCATGGAGAAAGATAAGTCGTTTACTTCTACAAACGTAGCACAAACAGGTAACTTACTTACATTAGCCTATACACATACATCTTTTATAAATCAAGATAAAGCAAGTAAAGCAAGAAACCCAGTTCAAGAATTGACATTCAACTGGTTAGGTGATATGACATTAGATCCACCTATGGATAATACACCTGATATCACAGCACTGCCTGACATTCAAATGGACTTCTCAGGTATGTTTGAAGCTTTTGAACAACTAGCGGCCGCTACAGGATTTACTGGTACTGATTGGGGTGGGTGGATTAATACTGATAATGCACGTATCACAGATATTTCAGAAAGTCGTGGTGGAAGTTTTCAAGAGTTGAACTCGGGTAGAGGAACTATATCTACTATAGGTACTTTACAACAAGAACAAATACGTGCAGGTATTCAAACATCTATAAGTCCTTCTAATCAGACTTTTAACATAGGTAACTACATACAGCAAGTAGCAGTAAGAGAGTTCATGCGTTCAAGACTTCTAAAGTTTACCGCACATGGTATGAAACCTAGCACAAGAGTTTATCCTTACTTTGATGATGAGTCAGTTGCTGGTTTTACAACTCCAACAAACTCATCACATGCGAATACTGGTGTTGAGGGTGACTCTCTACTTACAGATTCAGCTGGATCAATTCATGGTGTGTTCAGAATACCTGATACAAACTCATTAAAATTTAGAATTGGTACAAGACGATTTAAATTACAAGATGTAGCAAACAATCAAATTGCAAGTGACTTAACAACAACTTCTTCTTTTGCAGATTATACAAGTATACCTCTAACGATTACTCAAAGAGGAGCTTCTATGAATCTTGTGACACCACAGATAAAAACAGAAGATGTAACAGAAACAAGAGTTCAGACTTCAAGAGTTGTTCTTAGTACACGTACAATAAATCCAGATCCTATCTCGCAAACATTTTCAGTGAATGAAGAACAATCTTCTGGTGTGTTTATTACTAAAGTTGATTTATATTTCTTTAAAAAGGCAGGATCTTTACCAATTACAGTACAGTTACGTGAAGTAGATAATGGCCATCCAACACCAAATGTTTTACCATATGCATCGAAGACATTGTTTCCAGCATCTATTAATGCAAGTACAACCGCCGCCACAACAGCAACAACATTTACATTTGACTCACCAGTATTTTTAAAGAACTATAAAGATTATTGTATTACAATAGTTCCTGCTGGTAATTCAGATGAGTATGCAGTGTGGGTAGCACAACTAGGTGCAAAAGATATTGATACAGGTGAATTGATTGATAAACAACCTGGTGCTGGTGTTCTACTCAGTTCTGCAAATGATAAAACATATACACCTATTCAATCTGAAGACTTAAAGTTTCAACTTCATAGAGCAAACTTTTCTACTTCACAAGGTACAGTTTATATTGAAAACCCAGACAATGAATTTTTTACATATGATAATAAAGTTAGTACATTTAATCCTGAAGAAAAGATACGTGCTGAATCTGTATTGAAGTTTTCTAATAATCAGACTGTATCAGTAGGGCATGTTCTGAAAACAAAAGCTACATCAGGTGCTAACTTTGCAAATGGTACTGTTAGACAGATTGTACAGAATAGTGTAACTGGACAAGTTACTGTTAAGCTAGATGCTTACAAAGATTTCCCAACAACAGCAAGTGCAAACACAAATAATGTTTATATAAGTGGTAGTACTACGCATGGTGGTTGGGCTGGAAATACAGTAGCTTTTACTGCAAACACAAACACTGGTTTTTTAGATTTTATCGATGAGTTAAACGAAAAGATGACGTTGAAAAATTCAACGTATACAGGAAACGCAAATGGTTTCATAAGAGGCCAAGTTAGCGGAGCTTCTGCTAGAGTATTAACCGCAGAAAATATTGTTAATAATGTTATGGTGCCAAAAATACCAGTTCTTAATGTAGCTAATACTTCTTCAACATTCTCGGTACGAACGGCAACATCTGGTGGTGTTATTAATACTGGCGAAAAAGATATAGATTTAGAAATTGAAAATCCATTTACTGATAACACAAAAGCTATCTTTAGTAAATTAAATGAAAGTGCTTTGACTGCTGTGAATGGTTCTAAGAAAACTCTTGTAATTAAAGGATTCTTAAATACTAGTGATTCTAAAGTATCACCAGTTGTAGATTTGTCAAGAGCTAATTCATATATTTTAGAAAATGTTATCAATGATAATGCGACAAATGAAGAAACAAAAGAAGTTGGCAGTGCATCAACACGTTACTTTTCTAAACCAATTGAACTCGCTGACGGACAGGATGCTGAAGATTTAAGAGTTTTTGTTACAGCTTACAAACCTTCAGGTACAAATGTAAGAGTTTATGCTCAGTTATTAGCATCATCAGATGGTGAACCTCTCGCTGATAAAGATTATACTTTATTAACACAAGCTACGTCTGCATCAATAATTTCTGATACTGCTGATACAAACGATTTCAAAGAGTTTGAATATACTCTATCTGCAAATACAGACGGACAAGATTTCTTAGGAAGTAATAATGATAATCAAGCTAGACTAAATACTGCTGATAGTAATATTGTTTCATATAGAACATCAAGTGGTATCGTGCATAAAACATATAAAACTTTTGCTTTCAAGATTGTTTTAACATCAACATCAAATGCGAGTGTGCCATTTATAAAAGATTTAAGAGCAATAGCATTACAGGTATAAAATGGGATTGAGTTGGGGTAAGAGTAACGGAGAGTTATATAAAGTTGAGAACGAAGAAACTCTCAGACGAGATAGTAAAAATAGTGCTATACTTGAAACTGATATGAATAGTTTAGAATTGTACAGAAGAAGAAGAGAACAGGTAAAACAAAAAGA